CCCTGCACCAGGGCGACGAGGATCTGCAGAGCGCACTGGATAATCTCACCTAGATGCGCCAGAAGTGTGTCGACCAGCGTAATAATTATTGTTGGCAACATCTCAATCAGCGTCGGGAGAGCTGCCACGATCCCGTTTACAAGTGCGACGAGCAGTTGAGCTGCGAGCGCGATAATCTCCGGGAGGTGTGTCACAAGCGTATCGACGATGGTCGTGATGATCGTCGGCAGCATCTCCAAGAGCTGAGGAAGTGCCGCTATGAGTCCCTGGATCAGTGACACGATCAGATCTAGTCCACACGTGACGATGGCGGGCAAGTTAGCGACAAGCGCGGTCGCTATTGCAAACACGATGCTCATAACGATCTGGAGTAGTAGCGGAAGATTAGCCGTGATCGCGTTTATGAGTTCGGTCACGATCCCGGTACCGGCTGTAGCTAGTGCAGGGAGCTGCGCAATAATGGCGGTGAGCAAGGTCGTAAGGAACCCGCTCGCCATCTGTACGACCGCCGGTGCCTGCTGGGCTATGCCGGTGATGATCTGCCCGACTATGCCGCCAGCCGCATTGATTAGTCCGGGTATCCCGTCCTTCTCAAACGCGTCGGTGAGTGTGCTTACGGCCCCAATAGCTTGAGGTAACAGCGTGGTAGTAAGGCTGTCCGATATCGGCTTTACGACCTCTCCGACAAGTGAGTTGGCATTATCTTTGAGAGTAGAGATCAGGCCGTCGAACGTCGTCGAGGCCGTTTCCATGCCCTTGTAAAACTGCCCGCCCTCGGAGGTCGCGGTCTTAAAGGCCGCTGTCAGTTCTTCGGCAGAGATCCCGCCTTTGGACATCCGGTCCTGCAGCTGTTCCATTGACTCGCCGGTCTGATCGGATATGACTTTCAGAGGGTTGAATCCGGCTTCAACCATCTGCTGGTAAGTCTCACCTGTCAGCTTCCCGAGGGATTCGGCCTTGCCAAATGCATTTGTGAGACGCTGAAGCTTATCAGCATTACCGAGTGATACGTCTCCGAGCATCGTGAGGATGCCCGTAGAATCATCAGCAGATACACCAAATGCCAGGAGCGTCGTAGTCGCGTCGGCAAGGTCCGACATTTCAAACGGAGTCGAAGCACCGAGCTTCTTGAGCTCATTGACCTTCGCGACGGCGGCTTCCTCGCTGCCGAGCATGGTCTTGAAGTTGGCGGTGTAGTTCTCCATCTGGGCGTTGTATTCAATGCCAGACTTAACCGCTACGCCCATTCCTGTAGCTACGGCGGCCAATGCCCCTACGGTAATGCCAGCCATCGCTTTGGCGGCGCCACCCACGGCACCAAGGCCTTTCTGCGCCAGACTTCCGAGACCGGACATCCCGCTTTTTAGACCCGAGGAATCGAGCTCGGTACCGATCTTGATTGTGCCATCATCAGCCAATGCTCTCACCTGCCTTTATCAGTGGGTCATCGGCACAAAGGCACTACTTGACTTTGGTTTCTATTTTGATTTCGAATTCTTTTTTACAGTTCCGTCCCTTGCACCGTACGAATAACCCCCGGGCCTGCCCGGTGTCGTCGTACTCGATCGGCATCTCATAGCCGCAGTGCGGACACTTAACTTTCTTTCGCATCGCCCACCTCCGCGAACTTCTGTCGGACGTGCTTCAGCATGTCTGCGTCTCGCTTGGCAAGTGCCATCTTCGAATTCACATTCGCATCCGACTCAAGTGCATACAGCTTTTTCATGTCGGAATAGAACTTCTTCTGGTGCTTGTCCATCCCGACCGTGTCGGTCACCCTGTATGACATGATCTTCGAAATACGGAGATCTTCGTTCAGGGCCTCAAACATGGCCTTAAATTTCCACCAATGCAGGTCCGTGCTCGAGACGTCCTGCAGGTCAATTCCATATTGCGTCCGGAAGGCTGAGTATATGTATGCGGCGTCCTGCTCAAAGCAGTAACAGCGCTTCGCATTTGACGGCCCTTTGGTCTTGGCCTTCTTCTCGGCTTTCCCGCCACGGTAGAACCACATCATGCGATCAAACGCTGTATTGATATCAGCCGGCGTGTTCTCGCCATAAAAGAGTTCCAGAGCATTGTTGACGCGCTCCGAATCGCTTAATTTCGAATCAAAGATGCAGATTTCAATAAGCACGAAGGTTCTGAATCCATAATTGACAGGGTATTCAGTGCCGCCGATCCTCACGGACCTCGGAAGCTCGTCAATCAGGATATTCATTTATCTCACCCGTTTCGCGCTGTACTTCGTGACGATCTGCAGCTTTGCCTCGCCGACCTGCTCGCAGAATTCGTAATAGGCGTTCTGGGCCAGCATGGAATTCTTACAGTCTCCGATCACGTCGACACCTGTCGCGGTGATAAAGAACTGCTTAAACATGTCGAGCATGGCGCGGTTCATATCGCTCATTTTCTTGGTCTTTGCCGCGTCCTGGAGCTTCTTCTCAGACCAGGACAGCTGGTCGACGGCTTTTTCAAATGCTTCGGACTGGTCCAGATCAAAGATATCAAATTCGAAATTAGCGTTGACGCTTTTGAGTTCCATATAGTCCTCCTAAGAAAATAGGCGGGGCGTATTTCAGCCCCGCCCTGTGTTGGATTAAGCGGCAGTCGTGAAGTCAGTTCCGGAAGAGGCCAGAGCCTGACCGTACACATCGACGACACCAGCGACGGAGACAATATACTTCGTCGTGGCCGCGAGGGTAGCGGAAGGCGTGATCGTGAGGATCTTCTTCGTCGCGTCCCACGCCTGAGTACAGGCTACGACATCGCCGGATGTCGCGTTGAGAAGCGACACGGCCGAGCGTGCGATCGGGTTGTTGAATGTCAGCGTGAGGCTTGACGTCTTAGCCACAGCTGTAGCAGCATCAGCCGGCACGATGGTCGACAAGGCCACAGCATTGATCGAAGCAGGGACGTAGGTGTAAGCCGAGGGCTTACCGCCGCACGTCTTGAGCTCGATATCAATGGCCGAGTTCTCTCCGCCATTTCCGCCGCCGTCCGAATTGACGACGATTGCGATCTGGCCAGACTCGCCGAGACCCGTGACCATATTGTAGTACACGTAGTTCGTGACTACGGCCTTCCCGATGCCGTACTTGACAGCATGAGAGAGCATGTAGTCCTGCGCTGCGTCGCCAATATAGCGGTCGCCGGCGATCTTAAAGGTTCTCTGATTTCCGGTCTTGGTCGTGGTCGGACCCATACGGATATAGGTCTTCTCGGACAGAACGGGATTCAGCTGGGCGTCCACGCCCTCCACAAAAAGACCGACGACGCCATAGGCCGCTACGGCAGTAGGTGTCGCATTGGTCGGATCCATGTCGATGGCAAGAACGAACTCGTCATTCACAGCAGGACCGACATATGTCGGATTCGTAGTGATTCCGGCCATTAAGGTTGATACAAGCATTTCTATTCCTCCTCGTAGTAGGTTACTTTGCACTGAAGCATGTATTTCGCTACCGTGCGAGCCTCATTGACCTCGGCCAAATTCGGCATGTTCTGCAGTGATTCGATCTTCTGAACCTTGCACTTGACCCCGAAGTCCGGGTAGTTCTTCGCTTTGTTCTGGGCGTCGATCCAGTCCCCGAAAGCCTGCGCAAGGTTGATAGATCTGAGATTGAGATCGTCAGTGTTCTCGGAGTATTCCAGCGCGAGAAGGACCGCGAATCCGTAGGCTTTGATACCTGAATTCCGCAGGTACTTCTTGACCCACTTATCCGCGTAGGTCGTCACGAAAGAGACCGTGCCCGGCGCATCATCCGAGAAGTTCACGCCCAGTACACCGCCGAAGATCTCCGTGACGTGTGGCTCGAGATAAGCCTTCATGATGTCATGCTTGCTCACTGTCCGCCCTCCTTCTTCTTGATGTAGTTCTGCGCGGCCTTCCGGAGATCGTCGCCTCTTGCGGTCTTCATCGCTCGATCCCAGTAGCTTGTGGCTGTGGGCTTCGAGTAATTCAAATCCTTGTTCGTGAGGACCTTCTTCTCGCCATGCGAAAATGCGGATCCGGTAAGACACGAGACCATCAGCTTGCCGTGGTATTGGAACCGCGAGTAAGGCGACAGATAATGCACGACGCCTTTCCCGTTATCGACATATGTCCGGACGTTCTTGATCATCATGCTGTTCAGTTCCGGAACGTATTGCTGCATGAGCTTTCTGGCCTCGTTTGCGAGGAACAGCTGTGTCTGATCGCCGCCTGTCGTCTCTTCGATGATTTGCTTCTGCGGCTTGTTGAAATCAAAGCTGATCTTCTGTCCCATCCCTCAGCCTCCGAAGCGGTAATGCCTCTGCATCGCTCCGCCGTTGTCCGAGAACGCTGTAACCTTGAACGCGTTCGGCTTGTTCCGGACGATCACTTGCGTCGCCGTGTTCGGGCTTGCGTTGCTGATCGTCTCCGAAGACTCACCGAGAATGATCACGTCTCCGATGTTTCCGGTGAAATACTGACCCCTGGATGCCGCCGGAAGCTTAACCCA